CTAAAATCGGAGACAATTTGAAAAACGTCGACGTCCAGTTGTTAAAAAATTTCACAACTGCCAAAAACCGGGAAGACCGGTATTGACAATCGTTACAAAAAGTAACTGTACGTAATATTGCATAGGAACAATATAGCATTTAATCAAACCGTTTCCGATCTAAAACTTATATGAAGATATAAGACTCGACATCGACCATCGAGTTTTAATTCGTATTATTTTGATTTGGTATCATCTGAATAATACTCCAGGATTTTTAAAGGTTTACTCCCCTGTTTATTTTTAAAAAGTGTTTAAACAACACTATGATTACACAACTGGTAATGAAGAATATAAATACAAGCACGGTGCGTTAAGGAAAAATACCAACGAAAAATCTGTACCAGCTGATACATAAGTATCAATAAGTAGTTCAGACTGATTATTAGTAGCCGACCCTAGTGTAGTTGTAGTTATATACAGTGTATCTCTATTAGAGAAATCAACAGCTGTTCCATCAGTTCTAGATAGAGGATCATTCATCAAAAATTTATATCTACTATACATAGGTGCAGAAACAACAGTTCCAGCTAATGTTCTTTGTGATATAAGACTTGATCCTGACATACCCATAGCAAAATTATCAGTATTAATATAATCTCGCTGGATATCAGCAGAATTTGGAGCAGCTAATCCCTCGTATATTGGCGTAGTTCTACTAGCATATTTGCGTGTTACAAGTAAGCTACCTACTGGCTCTACACAAATTGGATTAAATAAATAGTTATAAGATCCTCTTGATCCAATAAAACATAAAGAAAACCAGGTTGTATAATTCCAAGACACTAAATTATAAGGCTCAGATATCCCTGAAATTAATCCAGTAGCAGCCTCATTGCCCAACGGATCATAACCGGGATATTCAGGTGCTCTACCTATTGCTATACGTTGAGCCAAATATAAGCGTGCTGTACTATTTTCATCTGTAATATACCTTTTATATTTTGAAGTTCTTCGTAATAATTGTCTCAATGATACGCATCGTTCTCCCATATAAACAAGATTAATATTCGGATCTGCCATAGATGGCTTCAAACCTATCTCATGCACATTCTCATTTATATCATACTGTCCACTCTGGGGAGCATACGGTGAAAAAGTATTGATTAGTTCTAATGGTGCAGCAAATTCTAAGTTATCACAACCAGAAACGAAAACCAGAACTTTTATGTCTGCACTAGCCACTGGACTAGTTTGGCTATTAAGAACTCTCATTGTAATATAACCATTGCATTGATCACCAGCCCCACCAGATCCCGTTGTTGTAGTCCCAAAACGAGTAGCAACACCAACATCAGTAGCGAGATAACCTAAAGCTTGAGTATACGGTACACATATGGATACTTCTGTTTCTTCTGTTATATCAACAATACGTGTATATGATTCTGTTGTATAATTGCCAGATGTGGTGATATCTCCAATGGGATCCCAATTAATTCGTACACGACCTCTATGATATTGTGAACATATAAATTTGAAGGTGAACTTAATGTCACCACGCCAATACCTGAAGCATCGACTGACATAACCCATTGGAGTGAACCAAACACTTTCACCCCCTGTTATAGATGAAACTTGTTGCATATTAGGTGTCACTCTGCTATAAAACAATCCAGTATCAACAGTATCCGTTGCTGTCCAGGTGGTAGAATAAATAAATGATTCTCTTTTGCAAAAATCAGAAATAATAAGTTCATCATCCACATCAGCACCAGCAACTTTTGTATCAACTGTCAATTCGTTCTTGGCATCTAATGTGAGTTTTTCTATTGGAGTACCAATATCTGTGGTCGCAATATTAGGATAAGATTTCGGTTTAAAAGCATGAACATCGTCTATAACTGGTACATTTGTATATCCAAACAATGCAGCTATATCTCCAATAGCCCCCGCGGCATAAGATGTGGCAGTGGCAAAAGGTCCTATGACAGGTAAGGACCCAAGCTTGCCAGCAGCTCGAGCTATTGCAGAAGCAGGCTTAGATATTGTACCATTGTGAAAATATTCATCCTTACCCGATTGTAAGGCTAATTTAACCGTTGGTCCAGCAATTTCCAAATCTTCGGTCCAAGCATATACTTTAATATTGATGGAATCAGTAGTAAGACCATTTGCGTTATACAAAGATGTGAGTGAATTTAGATCTATAGTTCCCATACTAATTAAATCGGCCAAATTCGTTGCATCTAACCAATTCTTAGGATATAAAAAAGGTAAGACCATATCTCCACCTTGACTATTTTGTGGGTATAAATACAAATGTGGTCTTTGAGATAAAGATATATTCTCGTATCCGTTTGAATGCGTAACTATAGGGGGTACCGGATAACTTGTTATAGGTGTGTAGGCTACCAAGCACGAACCATAATAAAAGGGTGAAGCATTAATAACAAATTTAAGATGTAAATTACATCTCAATAAATAATAATTATCTAACTTTTTCAAAATTAATGGATGGAAAAAATATTCATACCAAGGATCAAATGTTGATGTAGCTGCGGTCAAATTAGTTCCTATTTGCCAAGACTGTTCATATATCTGAACAGGTCTTTGTAAAAAGGAACCTAGATCCACATTTTGTGAACTGTCAACCTGAGTATATTTAATATTATATGGTATCTCTGTGATAACATCCACTTCATTATCTTTAAAACCAACATTTTCTTGCTGAGTAGAATTCTCATTATCCTTTGCTGTCATGTCAATACCTGATTGTGGTTGTAAATTGTTTAGAGTACAATTTACTAAAACTACTTCATCTTCATAACAACAATTGCTATTGAATACACATTTAACTGCTTTTTGTGAAAATGCAGACAAAACTTTTAAAATTGGAAAATTTCCCATAACGTCATGAACAAATAGTCCCACGCCTTTATCACCCATGGGTAAACTTACTATCATAGGTCTCAGTCCATATATCCACACTACGTTGTTTTGTGTGGACGTTCTATTATATATGGACATCCGCGCGGACACAAGCGCTTCGCTTGTGAGTTTGATATTTTTTAATTGTCATATGAGCAAGGACGATATGCTCATATTATTTATAGAGTCTAAAAATAAATAAAAATTTCTCTTTATCTGTAAGACCGTGTACATTAGTACAAACAAATAGATCCATTTTTCAATAAAATTGAAACAAAGGACTAGCATAACTAGTAGGATCACTTCCTTTGTTGCTTCTAACAGTTTGTTACCTATATATCTTGATCTCATAAGATCGATAGTTATCACTATCCCTCTTGAGAGAACTATATATATCATTTTAAAAAATAGGACAAACCAACATAACATTATCCATATAATACGTATATTCATAAACGGATCCCCCGGCGGTGTACCGTTATTGTGTTTTTTAGATACTGACATAATATTTTCGTATTCTGGCAATTCATTAAATAAACACAATCCACTTTGGGGAGCGAAACATTCTTCATAAGAAAAACATTTACTCGAACTTCTCATATATCGTATCACAAGATCATCGTATGTGGGAAAAGTATCATGATTAACATAATCTTCCCACCCAAGTTTTGTAATTAAATCTAATAACATAGGTCTCTTTTCCTCAAAAACTTGTTTACCATAGAAAAAATATTCTTGTAAAGCTGTACATATAACCGACACTCCTTGATACTCTTCTGTTACTGACTTAGACTTAACCCACACCATTAACATTTTTTCTATAGAATCATGATCTAAAGGACCTAACCTACATTTCATATCCTCATCATATCTCCATGTGCGCTTTAAAAATGATGCATCATCAATATGTATAAAAGGTACACTCTCTGCTTGCTTATCTGCCATGGTATAAACAATACCAATTTTTGCAAATGTTTCAGCAATAGACGTATGGTTGAACCAATTGCACTCTTTGTGTACCGACATAATGTTATCATCACCATATGTCATTAAAGCCACCTTATCCCCAAACGACAAGACCTCAGCGTCGGGGTTCTGTAAATAATAATTATATCGCATTCTTAATGAATTAACAATACTATTCAATATAACCGTCAAGGGATTACCAGATGGATTCGAACCAAATAATTGTATTAAATCTCCATTGAAATCAACTATAGCAAATGCTGTATCTTCAGCTATTCCCTGTATAACTTTAATATCATCCTCTGTATAATTTCCTGATACTTTACAGAAATGTATTATAACATCAAAAGCTGATAATATTTCTTTAGGGCTCATTTTCTTATCGTAAGCCTTATAATCTCCGGCTACAATTCTATCTTCACCATGTTGTATTATATATTCATAGATTTCTTGCCATTCCAATGACTGAGCCACTGTACCAGGAGCAGCCTCAAAAGCAAATCTTTCATTCTGTAATAATCTACAAAAAGATAAAAGATATTTTCTGACCACAACACACCAATCAAAAGGTGCTCCTGTAAAAACTCTTGTCTTTTTTGCTTTAGCTTTACTGAATGTAACAGGTTCATCTTTAAGATGAGCACAAAAATTTGGATTACATCTAGCTCCTGAAAGATATGTTTCAATAATAAGATCTATTCGTGCATTCATTTCTCTATCACTTATTTCAACAGGATCTTGCATACCATGGGCTGGTGGTATAGATTTCAAGAAATGCTTCTTTGATTTTTTCCAAGGATTACCGGCACTTGTCGATCTATTTATCTTATCTATATAAGCAACCCGTGCTCCATTCAATGCTGTAAAATCATCTAAAACCATCAACATATTTTTAATATTTTCAGAATTGATTCTTTTATCAATATTTTGAATATAACTATTTACACATTCATTCATAATCTCTGTATTCATTTGAACTGGTTGTAATATATCCAAAGCTGCTATTCTCCATGGTTCATAGGAAGTCATCTCGGGTGTTGTATACTTCTTCTTATATTCTGCAGGTAGTTTTTTACTCATTGGTGTATCAACCACTCTAGATTTAGATTTGCCTCGAAAATCTGCAAATGATCCAAATATTTCAGCACTTCCATCATTAATATAACGAAAAACTGATTTTTTATGTAAATCTAAGACTGGTCTCTTAATTGAATCTGAACTAATTAAATCAAAACATCCAGATTGTATGTTAAATGGAGTCAATTTTTCATAAACTTGTTCAATAAATTTACCATCTATACTATTTGCATAAATTTCAGTTTTTTCACTGGTATCTATAAGGAAATGTATACCTAAGATGGAATATCCAAAATCACTCTTGACTATCATTGGGGCTCCACAATCACCATATTGAGTTTCAGAAGAACTCACACCTTTCCAACAGGTAATTTTAGCATTAATAAAAGGATTATCAAATTTAAACGTTTTTTCATTCATCAACTGAATATTTTTCAAAATATAATCAACTCGCTCACCTTTAGGTGTTTTAGAAACATAAGCTCCATTAAAAACGCCTTTTTCTGTTTCATTCAAAAAATATTGTGTGATCTTCTTTTTTGGTGGCATTTCTCTAATAATCACAAATGCTATATCTTTATCAGGTATTCTATGGATATCACTTTCAGATAATATTATTTGCATATTGGAATTGATGCCCAACTTTGCAGTTTCATATAATTTACATGATACACCTCCCGAACAATCTGGTATATTGTGATTATTTGTAATATATATGTGACCACCTAAACATAACAATTTTCCAACTCTTGCATTTGTTGTACCTTTCAAAAGTGTACTAATACTTACAACATTATTAGATATTTTTTTGCAAAATTCTTCAAAGGATGTACTTTTGGACGATGCACTCTCTCTGGAGAAGTGTGCACTTGATAATTCCATAGTATTATTATACCACACATTCTCTCTACCATTTTCTTCAGGTTCCGGTGTAATTCCAATTTTAGCTGAAACATCACCTTGTGGTATTAGAGTTTGTTTCGTAACACTATACATACCCATTATAAGTATTGTACCTGCTGCCAAACTAATAAGGATATTTTTATGGCCCAATGATTCTTGAACTTTATCACCCATCGTTACCCAAAACTCTTTGGTTCCTAGTTCACAAACTTTATCTATAGCTTTATTCTTATATTCTAAAAAAGTTTGCTTACATTTCAGAGCACCAGTATATGTCTCGTAAGCACTTTTCATAAACATGAAATTGGAATGATACATAACTAAACAGCTACAGTCACAGTGAGCAAATTGGTAACCAAACCTTGTGGTTTAAGTTTACATAGTGATTCAGGTAAAATACAACATTCACATAATTCTTCATTTTCCATTCGTT